CAAACACAACAGTTGTAATGGCAGATTTTAGTTTTGAAGATAATGGTGATATAAAACAAGGTGGTAACTATACAACCATACCAACCAAGAATGTTTTAACAATAAAGAAAATTAAAATATAGGAGATAATATGGAAACTAAATTTGATCCAAAAGCAAAAGTTAAGCAAGGTCAATTCAGTGATGCACCTGATGGCAAACAGCCAAACAGGGAACATACTAATATTGACTTCTCTCAACATGCACCTAAAAAGTATCAAGAGTTTGAATACGATCCAGATGTTCCAAGCAAACCTGGAGCAGAGCATGTTCAAGAGTCATTGTTTAATATGGCTGATGAAAAAGACTATTAATGAGTCTTGGACCTAAGAGTAATTTTATACCTGTAGTTTATGCAGGTACTAAAAAGAAAAAAAAGAAAAAGAAAAAAACTAACAGGAGAAAACCCAAATGATGAAAAGATACATGCATGGAGAATTAGCACCTGATACACCAAAAGCTCCAAATGAGCCAATGGCAATCGATCCAAATGCTAAAATAATGCAAGGTGCAATGTCTGGAGATGGTAATGATAAGAAAGGTAAATCTAAATCAAAAGTAGATCCAGCAATTTTTAGAATGGCTGAAGAAAGAGACTATTAAGGATATATAATTATGAAAAATGTTAATGGTAAAGACTATGCTAATAAGCATCCAGATGAAAGTAAAGCATCTGAAGTTGCTAATGTTTTAGGTAAACCTTTAAATATCTTTAAAAAATTTCAAGAAAATTTTAAAGAAGATCTTAAAAAAAAATATAAAAGTATTGTAGAACCTAAATTTATTGATAAACTTTAATGTACGAAGACGGTAAAAATAACAATACTGACAAAGTCAGTGAGTCATCTCCTATTGTAGGTCACATAAGACAAAAGTTTCAACAATCAGAAACATCAAAAATTTTTGATGAAAAAAGATGGTTAAAGTCTTATAGAAACTACAGAGGATTGTATGGACCTGAAATGGCTTTTCGTGAAAACGAAAAATCAAGAGTATTTGTTAAAGTTACTAAAACAAAAGTTCTAGCAGCTTTTGGTCAGATTATAGAAGTTTTATTTTCTCAAGGTAAGTTTCCTATAGGAATAGAACCAACACCTGTTCCTGAAGATACACCACAATACGCACACTTAAAACCAAAACCACCACAACCACCTCAAGATCCATATGGATTTAATGGTGATGCAAGAGAAATACCTCCTGGTGCGACAGCTGATATGCTAATGGAAAATTTAGCACAGGAGTATAAGAATTTAGGTTTTGATGATGGACCAGCTCCAGATTTAAAAACTATGCCGCAAATAGAGCCAGCAATGCTAGCGGCAGAAAAAATGCAAAAATTAGTTCATGATCAGCTAGAAGAAACACAAGCTATCACAACTTTAAGACATGTATTTTTTGAAATGTGTTTACTTGGAACTGGAATATTAAAAGGTCCATTTACATCTGAAAAAAGATATCACTCTTTTTCAAAAGAAGATGATATGCAAGTATATATGCAAAAGGTTAAAACAGTTCCTAAATTAGAAGCTGTTTCTTGTTGGAATTTTTATCCTGATCCTAATGCAACTAGTTTAGAAGATTGTGATTATGTAATTCAAAGACACTCACTAAATAGACAACAATTTTCTGATCTTAGATATATGCCAATGTTTAGCACAGAAATGATTGATGAGTGTTTAAAAGATGGTCCAAACTATCAAGTTAGAGGATATGAATCATCTTTATATGATAGAGAAACTGTAGAGCAGATATATAAAAATAGATTTGAAGTTTTAGAATACTGGGGAGTTGTAAATAAAGATTTAGCTAATGAGTGTGGTATTGAAACTGATAGTGAGATAGTAAATGTAAATGCATGGATATGTGGTAATAAAGTTTTACGAATGGTTGAAAATCCATTTACACCAACAAGAATACCTTTTACTGTTTGCCCATATGAATTAAATCCATATCAATTTTTTGGAATTGGTGTAGCAGAAAATATGGAAGACTCACAACAAATTATGAATGGTCATGCAAGAATGGCTATTGATAATTTAGCTTTATCAGGTAATTTAGTATTTGATGTTGATGAAACACAATTAGTTCCAGGACAAGATATGAAAATATTTCCTGGTAAAATATTTAGAAGACAAAGTGGTCAACCAGGAACTGCAATTAATTCATTAAAGTTTCCTAATAGTACACAAGAAAACATGATGATGTTTGATAGATTTAGACAGTTAGCTGATGAAGCTACTGGAATACCATCATACTCACATGGTCAAACAGGTGTAACTGGTATGACAAGAACTGCAGCAGGTATGTCAATGTTGATGGGAGCTGCAGCTTTAAGTATTAAAACAGTAATAAAAAATATTGACGATTATTTATTAAAGCCCCTAGGTGAAAATTTCTTTTTATGGAATATGCAATTTAGTGATGATGTTCCAGAAATAAAAGGTGACTTAGCTATTAAAGCTAGAGGTACATCATCTTTAATGCAGAAAGAAGTTAGATCACAAAGATTAACAACATTTATGCAAACATGTGCTAATCCATCACTTGCACCGTTTGTTAAATGGCATACAATACTAAAAGAAGTTGCTAAAACTTTAGACATTGATCCTGAACAAGTAATTAATGATCCAGAGAAAGCAGCTATATACGCACACATAATGGGAGCTGCAAATGGGACTCAAAACAATACAGCCCCTGTTGGAGAACAAAGTTCTATGGCAGCGATGGGAGGAGTACCTCCAGGAGCTTCGCCAACAGATCCAACAGGAAATGGAGGTGGCAACATCGGAACAGGCAATATTCCGATGCCAGGGGAAGCTGGCTTTGCTTCGCCAACTACTACACCTAGAACAAGCAAACAAGAACAGTAAGAGTAATTAACATGGCAAGAACTGCTACTCAGTTAGTTATGACTTATGACGATCAAGGTAATGCATCTTTTAAATCAGAAGTTGTAACAAATAATAGAAATGTAGGATCACCAAGAGTATTTACAATTGGTGAAGCTATTAATAGATTTCAATTTGATACATCTCCTGCAACACAAGATGATGTTCTTCCTGATCCATTAACAGAACAATTAAATGTAATAAGAAAATTTATAACAGGAGAAAGTTCTGATGATGGTGATCAAGATAGCAGAGTTACCCCAAAAGAATTTCCACAATTTAATATAAGAGATTCAGTTACAAAAGATATAACAGATGCTCTAGGAGAATCTGCAGGTAAAAAATTTGAAAAATATTCTACTATGGCAGACATTACAGGTGGGCTAAAAGATATTAATAAAACATCTAGAACAGTTGGTATGTTAGGTGTTTCAACACCAACTTTTGATCCTATAACTAGCTTATTAGTAACAGGATTAAATAAATATTCTGAAAGACAAAGAGAAAATCTTATTAAAGAATATCATGATTCTGATTACTATACAGATAAAATGAATAGAATGCAAACAGAATATGAAACATATGGTGATTATGATGCATATACAGATTATTCTGCAGGTCCAACTTATACAAGAGAAGATTTAAGACCTGGAACAGTGTTTGATGCAGATACAGATCCAGCAGATGAAGGAGTTAAGACTACAACAACAGGTATAATGTCACCACCACCAGCTTATGATTTTGATGATAGTATGGGTGATAGTGGTGGTAGTCAAGACACAACAGCTTCGGGTGGTCCGCAATCTATGGGATCAGCACAAGGTGGAGCAGGAGGAAGACCTTATTAATTATGGCAATAGACGCAACAGGTAAACCAATGATGAGTACAACAGGCCCACTTAATAGTAGGCCTAGATTACCTAAAGCACCTAAAATTGGTAGATTAGAATTACCACCTCAAACTAGACCTAGGGTTCAACAACCTCCACAAGAAGTTGTTCAAACAACTGAACCACAAATAAATTTACAAAATTTAAAAGATGATGATAAACGAATCTTAGATATTCATTTAACACCATCTTTTAAGAGAGTTCTTTCGCAAGTATTTGGTAAGGATTTATTTCCAGGAATGGGATCTAACGAACCCACTGTAATGATTCCAGCTAAATTAGTTGCAGAGAAATTTGGATCTATAGATAATTTTAGATCCTTAATCAAAGAAGATGATAACGTGCCACCTAGTCAAGGTAATATGACTAGCCCACAAACTACATAGTTTAGAGCTACCCTTATCCATAAGGCACTCAACCAAGAGGTAAAAATAATGGAAGAAGAAAAAAAAGTTTCTGAAGAAACTAAAGTTAAAATGCCTAATCCAAATCCTTATAAAAAGGATAGAGGAGAAGACGATGCTGAAGTAGAAGCATTTGCTAAAGGTGAGTTAGCTAAGTTTCAAAGGGAACAAAGAGAAAAAAAGGCAACCGCAGCAACCGAACAGAAGGACACCGATGCATCTGAAGAGACTGCAGAAAAATCAGATCAAAAGGCTACTCCTATCGCTGAACGCCCTGCTAACGCTGAAGATCGTGTCTTTAAGAAACGTTATGACGATTTGAAAAGACACTATGATTCTACTGTTAATAAACATAAGGATGAAGTCAGAACCTTACGTTCTCAACTAGAATCTAGTACAAAACAATTTGTGCCCCCTAAATCTAAATCAGAGTTAGAGGCATGGAGAAAAGAGTACCCTGATGTTTATGATATGGTTGAAACTATAGCCATGAACAAAGCAACTACTCAAACTGCAGAACTTGAAGATAAATATAAAAACCTTCAACTCCAGCAAGAACAAATTGCAAAAGATAAAGCCGAAGTAGAACTTTTAAAAATGCATCCTGACTTTAGTGAGATTCGTTCTCAAGATGATTTTCACAAATGGGCTGCAGATCAAGATCCTACTATTCAAGGTTGGTTGTATGAAAATACATCTAATGCTAAGTTAGCTGCAAGAGCTATTGATCTATATAAAATGGATCGTGGTTTAAGTAAACTAACTAGAAAAGAAGAAAAAGATCTTAAAAAAGACGCTGCTAAAGCAATATCAAAAACTAGAAAAAATGTTGAATCAGATATTCCTAAAAAGAAAATTTGGACAGCTACTGAGATTTCTAAATTGAAACCTCATGAATTTGAGAAGTATGAGAAAGACATTGACCTTGCTCGTTTAGAAGGTAGGATTGAACAACGTTAAACAATCTAACTAAACAATAAAGGAGAAGCAATATGGCTTTTACTAACGCTTCGGGGTATCAGAACCTTGCACAAGGTAATTTTACTCCACAAATCTTTAGTCAGAAAGTTCAAAAGTTCTTCAGAAGAGCATCAGTGGTAGAAGATATAACTAACACTGATTACGCTGGAGAAATTGAAAACTTTGGTGACACAGTAAAGATTATTAAAGAGCCAACAATCACAGTCAAAGATTATGCTAGAGGTCAAACAGTTGATACACAAATATTAGCTGATGACCA